ATTAACTCTGTCATCTGGACAATATTTTGCATACGGTGCCTGAATATCCATAAATAAACTACATAATCTCTCTTCTAATTCTGGCATCATTACAGGAGGCTTAACCCCTAGTTTATCTTTTATAAAAGGAATATGTTCATAATATTTATTATAACCTAGTTTTTTTAGCATTTCTTTTGCTCGTCGATTTGTCAGCTGAGTTGGAGTGATTCTCTCTTTTTTAATTTGTAATTTAATATTTTCAAATACATCATTTGGAATTTGTGTTGTTTCTTTTGCCTGAAACTGTGCCAATATTTCTCTAAAATGATTTATTCTTTTGTAGGCATAAAAACAAACTTCATTTGGCAATTCTTTGTATGACGGTTTTTCATTCTCTAGCAAATATTGAAGAGTTGTAGAGCATTTATTACATACAAGCATACCTTCATGTTCAATTGGTATTAATTCGCCTTCATTACATTTTTGACATATGTCTGTTTGAACAACAAAATTATTAATATCTAGGAAAGTATCGTCTACGTTACATAGATATTTTTGAACATCTGATATTTCGTTTTTAGATATGTCTAATTTAGTAACTCCTATATTAAAAAAACTGTTGAGTATTTTTGTTGCACCATTACCATTTCCGTTAGCAGTATGTTTTTTATTTTCATAGTAGTCAAAAACATATCTAGAGTTATCTAGATAATAATTTTTCTTAGAAATTTTGATGTTTTTAATTTTAAGATTGATATCGACCAGTTCATCAGACAATTCCATAATCAATTCTATACTATTATTTTTAGCATTTAAACTTTTTTTAACGACTTTTCTCCTTTTTCTTAAATCTGGCAAGGTAACATCTTCTGCTTTAGCAATATCGCATATAATAGCCTTATGTTTGCTGTCAAGAGTAGTTGATTTTTTGGCAGATATACAAATCGTTTTGCTACATTTAGGTTTGAATGCCGGCATAACTTTAGTTATAGTATAACATTCATATTTGTTTAATTAATTATTAATGGAAGTTATATTACAATATCAGCGATTCTGTTATTGTAATATCAAACTTAAGATATAATCGACGAAGTTTGAAAATTTTTTTCTTTAGCAATAATATACAATGGGTGGAGGATTAATGCAACTAGTCGCTTACGGTGCCCAGGATGTCTATCTTACAGGCAATCCTCAGATTACTTTCTGGAAGGTGACGTATCGTCGTCACACCAATTTTGCCATGGAGTCTATTGAGCAAACTTTCAATGGTCAGGCAGATTTTGGTCGTCGTGTCACTTGCACCCTTGCCCGCAACGGTGATCTTGCTTACAGAACTTACCTTCAAGTCACTCTACCAGAGATTAACACTCAACTAGCCAAATTCGCAAGATGGCTTGATTTCCCAGGAGAGCAACTTATTGCTCAGGTTGAAGTAGAAATTGGTGGACAGAGAATCGATCGCCAGTATGGTGATTGGATGCATATATGGAATCAGCTCACTTTATCTAAGGAGCAAGAACGTGGCTACCACAAGATGATTGGTAACACCACTCAGCTCACCTACATTACCGACCCATCCTTCGCAAATGTGGATGGTCCTTGCGACTCCGATGCCCCTCATCAAGTGTGCGCTCCTCGCAACACTCTTCCTGAGACCACTCTATACATTCCTTTCCAGTTCTGGTATTGCCGCAACCCAGGTCTTGCTCTCCCGCTTATCGCACTTCAATATCACGAAGTTAGAATCAATCTTGATATCCGCCCCATCGACGAGTGCCTCTGGGCCGTGTCGAGCCTATCATGCCCATCGTCCACTTCTTCCAATGTTCGTGCGTCATTAGCGTACAGCCAGTCGCTTGTCGCTGCATCGCTATACGTGGACTATGTGTTCCTTGACGCTGACGAACGCCGCCGCATGGCACAGAACCCACACGAGTACCTAATTGAGCAGCTTCAATTCACTGGCGACGAATCCGTTGGTTCTTCGTCCAACAAGATCAAGCTAAATTTCAATCACCCATGTAAGGAGATGATCTGGGTGGTGCAGCCTGATCAGAACGTAGATTATTGCTCATCGTTTGATTGTCAATCAACCCTATACAAGGCTCTTGGTGCTCAGCCATTCAATTACACTGACGCAGTTGATGCTCTCCCTAACGCAATTCATGCGTTCGCCGGACCTAGCGCGATTGGTAATGGTGCAGCAGACTTCCTCACATCTGCTGGCCTTTTTGTTGATTCTGGTGCTGCGGACTTAGCTTCGACAAGCAACACCTACTGGTCTCAAGGCAACCTTGCGGCAGGAGAGAGCTACAGTGCTGCCGGAGGGATTAACGGTCTTGGGGCTAGCGACAATGGCGTTCAATCTGGAGTATCTGACGCTGGTTCTTTTGTCCTAAGCGAGACTGCTCTTGACATGCATTGTTGGGGCGAGAACCCTGTAGTAACTGCCAAACTTCAGCTTAACGGGCAGGATCGTTTCTCTGAGCGCGAAGGTACTTACTTCGACCTTGTTCAGCCTTTCCAGCACCACACTCGCAACCCTGACACCGGCGTCAACGTCTATTCGTTCGCTCTCCGCCCAGAGGAGCATCAGCCTTCTGGCAGCTGCAATTTCTCGCGTATTGATAACGCAACCCTTCAGCTTGTCCTTTCTAACGCAACCGTTGAGGGAACCAAAACTGCTAAGGTGCGCGTATACGCCACAAACTACAATGTGCTCCGCGTAATGTCTGGTATGGGTGGTCTTGCATACTCCAATTAAATTTATACGCAAATATATCATATTATCAATAATAATATGATAGCCTTATAATTATGGTATAAGAAATGGTCTTTGAAATCTTGGAACTACCAATTTTTCAGGCATTATTAAAGGCGTTGTCTCGAAATAATGTTTTATTGGAATATTTTTAAACCTAGGAATTATATTAGGAGATGATTCGACTAAATTTGTAGAATTTATACCAAATAGACTTGTCTCTATGTCTGTTGGGTTTTGAGAGAAAGCAGAACGAGGCATATGACTAGGATTAAACCCTATACTAGGTAAAGCAGTATCAAATGCCTTTCCGTTAGACGAATATTGATAATCAACCCATTCTCTAGATTTGTTATAAGCCGCCTGTCTTATATTATAATCAGCCTGTGTGTTTTTATTCCTTGTAGAAGCCATTTATGTATTGTATAAATATTAGATTTCAACAAAATAAAGCTTTTTCTAAGAGTTCATAATTGTCTAAGTCAATTATACCTGTTCTTAATATGTTTGAAATACATAAATGTGTTTCTTGAAACACATCCGCACAAAACAATGTTTGAAATAAATCGACTGCGCCGGGATTCTCTCCCAAAAACAACAACATGTGAGACAGACAACTTTTCTCATTTTTTAGTCTATTAAATATTTTTGTAAAATGAAATCCAAGATAGTCAAATAGTATATCCATCTTCTTTCGCAATTCATCATCAAGCAACTCATTCATTTTAAATGCTTGTAGAAATTGAATTCTATACAAATCATCGTCATCTAGCTGTTTGTATGTGCAATGAAATGTGCCGTCATAAATATTTTCCATTACTTAAAATAGTATGTATATTTTAAGTAATTATATTATAGTTTTATTTATTATATTCTTTATCTCTGGTCATCTGTCTCACTGGAATTCCTCCACGGATCCATCCATCTGCTGCGTCGCTTTCAATAAGATTTGCTGGGTTAGTAATAGTAGATTTAATTGATGAAATAAGTGGAGTATGTCTATAATTAAGATGAGACACTTCTGAACTAGGATTTACACTTTTTCGGTTGTTTGCGATTTCACTTTGTTGTATTTGAGACTCCATCATTGCATTAGATTTTCCTCTTCCCAAGTAAGGTACTGTTAAATAAGGTCTTTGTAGCAGGCTGATCTTATCTTTATTCCTAGATAATTCGGTAATAGATAATACAGAACTCTCGTCAATTTTAGAACCTCCTATACCAAATTTATGACTGCCTGTAAAATTAATGGCGGGTTGACTAGTTGCGAAGTCAACTACATTATTTAAAGGACAATTTGGCTGAAAATTAGTAAGCATATAATTAGCAGCATTCATATCTTGAACACCTCTTTGGCTTTTATCGCAAGAATCTTCTCCTATACGAGTTTGTTTGTTGAATGTATAATCCGATTCATAGTACATTATATATTCATATATATTTTATTTGTTAAAGGTTCATCCATTGAGGAGGCATACTTTTAATACATGCTTCTGGATCCCCTGTTTTACAAGATGTCATCCCTCCATAGCAGTATTCAGCAAACGCTGATTGGTCATTTGCTACACGAGAGTTAGCGGTTGTTGTGAACTGTATCATGGACTTATCAAACTGAAAATTGTCTCCTAAATCTTTGAACAATTTATCTCGTATCCCATCAGTATTATCAAAATTACTTACAATCATATCTTGTGTTTTTTTATTGATATTTTCTACTACATCAGGCATATACGAGAGTTGTGCTTCAGGTCGTTCTGGATCATCTTGTATTTCTGGAAGCAGAACATTCATTAGAGGATTTTTTTCAGTTGGTTCATATTTTTTAAGTTCTTTTGGTAATTGTGTTAAGTTTGAAAAACCTTCTGGTATATGCCTTTTATTAGATCG